TTAAGAGGTGCCCCTTTCAGGGCGTTTTTGGGGGGTTGGGGTCGACGCACCCCCCTTTCTCTGTGGCAATCGTTCCGCGTGCGTGCACTTTCGCTGCAATATCTCAACGTCTGAGCCTTGCACCTTCACAGCTTTGCCTCCTTGCCTGACTTGCTAGCATGGCAGGAGTTGCACAGGGGCTGAAGGTTTGACTGATCCCAAAACTCGCCACCTAATCGCACTGGCTGAATGTGATCTACCATCTGCGCCAGCGTAACAACTCCAACCTGCTCACACATCGTGCACAGTGGCGAGCCTTGCAATACATAAGCGCGCAACTCCCTCCATTTTGTAGTGTGGTATCTTGGCTCTTGATGTCTGTGCTCACGCTTTTGGCGTGGCTTAGTTCGTTTGGATGCTGGGAAGTATGGCATTATAATAGGCTTAGCATTTGTTTAAATTCATCAAGCGAGCGGAGTAGATAGTAATCAAAGCCGCAATCTTTTACGCGTTGAGCAAATACTTTCTGCTCCTCTGACTGTATGCCTGTTGCTGTCTTTAACTCTACAAACACAAGGGTGCCGAAATAAATCACAACCAAATCCGCTGCGCCAGATAGTAGCCCTGTCGACTTCATCAGCATCGCTGTGCGCTTATCACGTAAACCCCCGTTTGGTATACTAAAGATTAAACAATCCTTATACAATCGTTGAAAATAATTCCGATAATAGCGGATAATTTCGGCCTGTATTAAATCCTCACTCATATTATTAGCAAATTTAGCAATTTAGGCGGTGGTCAGAGGGTGGTCAGAGAAAAAAAGCTCTCTGACCACCTCTTAGGGCTTGCTATTACTGGGCTTAAGGCAAAAGGTGGTCAGGTGGTCAGAGAAAATCAAAGACTTTGCCAGAACAGAAAAACACAAAAGGGGGAAATTGAAAATATATTTTTCTAGGGAAGTTATGTTTTTTACGTGCCTCTCTGACCACCTTTGGGGTAAACCCTTACAAACATTGGGCTGAGAGGTGGTCAGAGAAAATGCGTTTTTTGTCATCTGCTTACTTTTACAACCGAATAGCAGCGCATTGTTGAGCCGTTCACCTTTCTTTTTACCTGTTCAAAGCCCAAATTTTTCATTTCCATACCCAACTTTCGCGTGTCAAAAATGCGCTGTTGGCTGTTCGTTTCAAGATATATTTTTAACTCTGTGTTTGTTAAATAATCGCAATAATCGCCATATTGAGGCACACGAAAATATTGGTTTATTAATTCCGCTTCAAAATTAATAGCATTAAATTCGGTGCTATTTTCTGCAAGTTGTAGTATATCGTCCGTGCTAAGGTGCCAGTTAAATCCTGCCTGATACAAATCGTAGAAAGCCATAAACAGCGCAGATTTGTCAATTGCGTTGTAGCGGGCGTGGTCGATGCTCAGGACGTTAATCGGCAATATCCTGCGGTTGCCTGTTGGATCACTGATGAGCCCCAAATCGTTTGTCGTCCCTGCCAATACTGCCAGCCGCTTTAGATCTCTATGAGTGCGCCCATAAGGCAGGCGAATGGAGAAACTGGCTTTACTGGTCAACTCCTTAAATCGCTTGGCCTCCAGCTTAGATTTGCCCCCGAACTCGTCGTCCATAATTATCAATTTTTTCGTGAGTAGGATATCGTCATCTTTTCCGCCGTCCAGTTTGCTCTCTGCGTAGTAATTGGCCAGTGGCTTGGGAAGTAGCCGCCGAAAAAACTCAGTTTTACCTGTGTTCTGTCGCTCGCCTGCTAGGACTAAAACGAGCGGGGAGGTGTGGCCGTAAACGCTTGCAATCATTCCAACGCCCCAGTGCGTTAAGTATTTTGCAACGTGCGGGGTGGTTGTTTCGATGCAGGCGGCTAGTTCGTCGATGAGCGATTGGCTGCGCTGGATGGATTCGTTGGCTTTTAGGAAGTCCTCAAATGGGTTGTAATATCGTGTCAATTCAGAATAAATAACCCTGCAAAAAAACTCGAATGAAATCTTATTGTCTGTTAATTCGGAGAAACGCAAATACATCGTATTCAGCGCCATATCGTCCAAAATTTTGGGCTTGGAGTTGAATAGTATTGAGCGGTCCTCAATATCTGCCGTAATGGTGTTGTAGTGCAGCTGGTGATTGTTTTGCAGGTACAACTGGCACAAAGCTACGGGCGTCTGACCTGTAAGCTGCAGCGATACATTGGCCTCAAACACTGCGGCAGCGGTCTCGCTCGCTTTCTCGACGTCCATCCCAGACAGCCGCGCAATCTCAACAACCGACTCCTGAGCACGCCCTTGCTTTTTGGCCATCTTGGCAATGTTTTCCAATTTAACCGCCTGCTGACTTTTCAACTCAACACCTGCCTGCTTAGCGTAATAGTAAAAAGTACCTATCCCGATTTTGCTCTGCCCTGTATCGCGTAGGCAATAATTATACTGCCTGTCGGCTTTGATATGGTCGTATTTGCTGTTCTGGCCAGCGATGGCGTGGAAATACTCCCTGCCTCTCTCTCCAAACTCAGAGGCCAGCGCAAAGCCGATATCTAGGTAGTTTTTGTACGCCCCCTCTGTCAAATCGTACCCGCCCCGACAAATCCTATCTATCAGCTCGTCAAACTCGTTGCCTGTGAGCACTGTGTGCACTTGCTTGGGCTTGGCTTCCTTTTTCGGGTACTCTTTAAACGTCTTGGATGCCTCGTTGGTAAAAAGTAAGGGATCGTAGGAGAGAAACCGCAAGCGGCTCACATTCTTACAACTCTGGTCTATGAGTTGCCCGTAATTCTTAAAATAGTACTGCTTGAGGCCATTGAAGGCGTCCAAATGACGATCTGGCTCAATCTTCACCAAGGCGGCTAGTCCATTGCCAGAAACGGACAGCAATGCCGCAAAAGTATAGGGGTCTTTGGCTAGTTCCGACTTGAGGCGCTCCACATCCTCCACAGCATCAAAGTCGATGCAAATTAGCCCTGAGTGCTGGATAAGGTTGGCATTGCTCACGTTGTCTTTGAACACCCCCGATATCGTGACCGCTGGGATGCGTTGCTTTGCCTCAGCCTGCTCGTCCTTACTCAGCGCCTTGGTATTTCTGTACGCCTCAATCAGCGCCAAATGTTGCCCTGAGCGGACGAGTGCGAAATAATCCGCTATTGTAATAGTGTGGTGCTTTGCCGATTGTTTTATATTCGGCAGGTAGGTTATTTGCATATCGTAATTTTAAGCAGGTGCTCAGTCAACGTGCAAAGTAGCTGCCCGTTCAGTTTAGCGTCGCGAATATACTCGCCGTTTTCGTCGTGTAGGTGAATGGCTTTAATTAGTATGCCCTGCTCTGTTACTTCCGTGTGGGCGATACGCGCATATTTCGGTTTTTGTTTCATCGTAGTTTATTTTACATTTTATACAACAGTACACTTTAAAGCGTCGTTTATAGTACACCTTTTTATTATTACACTTTGGGCAACTGGGCATATTTGGCGGCTCAATCGACTCAAAAATATCCTGCCAGTACTTCTGCCCCTCTCTGGTTTTATCCCACTTAAAAGCCATCAAAAGCATATCGGCGTAAGTGAAACAGTAATGCTCCCACAACTCAAACGGGGTATTTTTAAGGATGCGCTCACCCATTGGCAAAAATTTGGCCTTACACTTTATTTTTTCTTTTATTCTAATGTCCTGTATTTTCATTCCTTAATCGCATAAGTTACCTCAATACCGAACGCCTTATGCCCTAGCGTTGTTTCTTTAAAAGCCTTTTTCATAACCTTAACCCACTCAGTGTTTGGGATGGATATACCTTTGATAAATTCCTGTATTTCGGTTGAATTAAAGGTCTTGTCTGTGTGTTCGATTTCGACTGTTATTACAAAAGTTTTCATTGGTTGCCTCCTATCATTTTGTTGACATCACCAATATGTTTTTCTTGTATTTTATAACGCATCCATTTTGCACCGAGTTCAAATGTATTCATTGGCATTTGAGTTTCTGCGTAGTCTATCTCCCCATCAGTTGGTAGTTCGATATGGTCAACTTCTATACCTTTCAATAACTCTTGAGAACTCACGTTTACATCTCTGTTTATATTGGCAATTATTTCCAATACTTGTTCTTCTGTGTATAGTTTCATTGCTCACCTCCTCCGTAGTTTTCTTGGTAGTAATATAAATTAAAAGTATCTTCGTGTGGGTTGCAATCGTTATCGTTAAATCCTTGCAGATAGGCGTTATTGATTTGATCCCATTCCATTTCTTTAGCTTTTTCAATTTCATTGATATGAGTGATAAAAAAATCATTACCGCCATATTTAGAGTTTAATTGTTCAATGAACCACTCCACTGCTGTTTGTTGTTTATTGTTTGTCTTCATAATTTAACGATAAAATTTTTAACTGCGCCACCCTCGGCGAATTCTCTCTCCCTGCGGTTGGTATAGCCCTCGGTGTACCCCTTAGACCTCCAGAATCTTTTTAACTCGCTGTAGTTTGCATAATACAGCACCCGCTCAATAAATGCCTGCTTGTAATTCTTACGGCTTTTAAGTTCCCATAAATCGGCTGGTGTTTTGGCAATCTCAAACAGATACCGGCCGTTGAGCTTTTCGTAGGCCATTAATTCCAAACTACCGCGCTCGGCCTTCTTTTCGGTTGCAAACACCTCACCGCAGAACTCACAAAAGCGAGCGGAGGCGTAGAGCACAGCACCACAGCAAGGGCAATCTTTAACAGGTGCCACACCTTGCCCTTTCTTATTCTGCTCCCCAGCAAACGCCTTGCCCCAATCGCGTGCCTCCTGCCAGAATCCCAAGCGGTGCACATTCTCGCCAAAGTCGAGGATAGTGAACTCTTTTTTACTTGCAGTCGGCCGCGATCCGCGCCCCACCATTTGAAGCCAAAGCGCTACGGATTTGGTAGCCCTGTTCACAACAACAACTTCAATATCTGGGCAATCGAAACCAGTGGTAGCAATTCCGCAGTTAACTAAGATGCCATATTTACTGGCGGTAAATTCCTCTATTAAATCAGCCCTTTCTATTGCGCTTTGCTTTGAATGAACGCAATAAACCCTGCCCTCGCCCAACTCCTGCGCAAATGATTTGGCGGTGTTTATACTGGCCTCAATGTTGACACAAAAAACAATCGCCTTCTTATCCTTCCATCTTTTGCAAAACTCCTGCACAACACCCTCATAAACCTTGGGGCGATTAAAAGCATCGTCTAGCCCCTGCGCCGTAAACTCGCCCATTCTGCTAGCAATCTTTGACGTGTCCACTGGGTGCATTGCGTAGGTAATAGGGTTGCACAAATAACCCTGTGCAATCAGTTCGCCAATCCCTACCGAGTTAATCAGTTTGCCATAGCTTTGCGCCATCGGTGGCTTACTCACTGGCGTTGCAGTTGCTCCAATTACAAAGCCATCGAACCCCTCCAGAATCTTGCGAAAATTCCCGATGTGCGCCTCATCAATTACCAGCAAATCGTAACTGCTCAAATCTACCACCCCCCGCTTAATTTGGTTATTTAGCGTCTCCACCATCAAAATATCGCAGCGGTTTAGTTTGCCTGCTTGGCTGAGCAATTCCCTGCGATGGGTAACGATGGCCACCCTGCGGCCTTTCTCCAGTACACGCCGCACAATCTCAGAAAAGACAACCGTCTTACCCGCTCCAGTGGGCAGACACAACACAACCCTTTTACTGTCTTTAAACGCCGCCCGAATCTCATCGACTGCGCTCTCTTGGTATGGCCTTAATTGCATAACCCCAACAGCTCCTTAACTGTGTTGTAAATCCTGCGATAGTCCTTGTTATACTCCAAGTAGTCGCGACTGACGTTGTAACTATTGATAGCGGTCGAGTGATCACGCCCCAACCTGCGGCCGATTTCCGAATACCTGAGCCCGTAGTGTTGGCGCAAAATGTAAACCAACAAATGACGGGCGTCTTTTATATCGCCCTCTCTGCTAGTAGATAGAATCTGCGCAGGGGTTACGTCGCAAGTCAAGCAAACCGACTGCATCACCTTGGCGAAATCGTCCATCTTACTGGTGAACTTAATCTGCGGATTGAGTAGCTCATTTTTTAGGCGTGCAATAGTTTTCTCATACTTTGCCGTCATAGAATAAAACCTCATCTGCAAATCTTTATACTCCCTTTTCGCTCTGCTGTATCGTTGTAAATAATCCGTATCCATCTTGTCTTAATTTTGAGTATCTTACTAGTTCGTACTTTTCGGCGTCCTTAATGTAGGCCCTCAACTTGTCCCTCTCTGCGATGTCTGTAATAATTATACAGCAATCATAAATATGCTTACTTATTGTCTGCTCTTTTTGTTCCATAGCTTTAGCGTTTGCTTTCCTTTTCGTTCCTGTTGTATCAAAGTGTCGTATAAATACCGCGCATTGCTGGGGCTGCAATCCATTCGCTCGGCAACCTCTGCGAATGTGAGCCCCAAATCTTCGCGCAATACGGCAACGGCGTAGGCCTTCACCAATGTTTTACTATACATTGTTTGCCTTGCGTTTAGCCCTCCAGTTTGCTTTCCTAATTCTAGCGGATTCTCGACGCCTAGCGTTGGCCTCTGTCAATGTAAACAACTGATCTAGCGCAGCCCTCAAATCACGCTCAGCAGAAACACCTCGGCCTTCCCACGTTTTGGCTTTGTCCTTTTCCGACTTCACTTCTGCCTGTGAATCCCAAAGCAGCTGCTCGGTTTTACCTAATCGGTATTGCGTGCGGTTTAACTCCTTTGCCAAACCTCTAACCTGTGCCCTTGAGGCATTCAATGCCAGCCCCAACGCAACGGCTGAGGTAGTGGCTATAATTGCTACTATCATTTCAAATGTTCTTTTTCGTTTAACATACGTTTTAAAATTGCCTGCTCCTGCTCTGAGAATTTGTGCAACTCAACTGCAAGCCGTACCTCGTCCTCGAATGCGTGCTGATACCAGAATTTCATCAAATCAATTAGCCCGCTTTTGCTTGCCTGTGAAATCACATCGTTTGCGATTCCGCGTTTATTCAATTCGGTAATGATGGCACAAAGGCCTGCAGTTAAATATTTGTTTTCGTCTATTAGCTGAGCGTTTTGGCGTAGTGTGATTGGGTTTTCTACGATTTCGGGCTGAGGGCTCGGCTCTGAGTAATGTCTTGGCGGTTGACCTTCGCCTGAATAACAAGGTGCCATTTTATTTTTCTACTGCTGAAACGTAATTTAACACATACAACCCCGCTACGCATAAGATAAAGGCAAAGCGCGCATCTTCTGGCCACGTTGCAGGGTTAAATTGCCACGATGCAAATACAAAGCCCGCGTAGGTTAAACCCAACGCCCAAAGGCCTGCAATAAGGTGTTGCTTGGTGCTCATAAATGTAAAATTTGAATTTTTAAGTTATTGCTACAACTTTTCACTTTTGTAACTGAACGCCTATACCTTCTTGTCCTATAACAAAAATGCAAACTGCCTGTAATCTCTTCAACATTAGATAAATTCTCCTGCCATTTTTTTAATGTTTTCAAATGCTTTAAACATTCTTTGTCATTATTACAAATAACATCGAGTGTAAATTGCTCACTTTCTGCAATGATTCTCAAATTGCTCATAACTTAGCCCTCCCCTTGTACATTCTGCGTTGGTAAAGCATCTGAGTGAACTCGTCAAACTCTGGGCGATACTCATCGCGCTCGAATTTGTAGGGGGTTGCCTCAGGCGTTTCGTTGTTGGTTTTGCGTAAAGCTTTTTTCACGCAGTGACTGCCGTACATTACCGCAATGGTAACAGGCGTGCCAATTAATAAATAGATAATATCCATAGTGTGGTACTTATGTGGATGCAAATATAAAGGTGTTTTCCACAAAACCAAATAAATTTTAAAAAAAAATGCCCCGAGCCGAAACCCGAGGCAGTTAGCACCACACTAACGGCGCAAATATACTCAAAGCTCAGCAAGTTTGTCCTCTAATTTCCTAAGGGTTGCCAAACTTTTCGGCTCTCTCTTTTCCCAGTTCGTAAGCACGCAACGATTTATCCCTGCCATCGTGCAAAGTTGGGTAAGATTCACCCCTTTCTCAATCGCCTTAATCCTCAACTGGGTAACTATATTTTTATCCATAGCAACAAATTTACAAAAAAAGCAATAAATTTGCAAATGTTATGACGTACCACACTGACACCAGCCGTATCTCAAAAAGCGGCTTAGACCTAATTAATCGAGCGCCTGCACTTTACTACGAGCGCTATCTAAACCCAAACGCTGAACCGCAAAAAGAAACCGCCGCCCTGATCATTGGCTCGGCTGTTCACTGTGCAGTTTTAGAGCCGTCTGAATTTGGCAAGCGCTATGCAATCGCCCCCAAGGTAGACAAGCGCACCAAGGACGGCAAGGCAGCTTATGAGGCATTTGTTGCGGACGCAGGCGAGCGCATTGTAATTGATGCCGACACCGCAACACTAGCCGAGCGGATAATGACCTCGGTACTGCGCTACAAACCGGCTGCCTATCTGTTAAAAGAAGGCATCGCAGAGCAGCCAATCTTTTGGACTGATTCCCAGACCGAGGTAGAATGTAAAGCCAAGCCCGACTGGATTACCGACGGCGGCATTATTGTAGACCTTAAAACAACAGAGGACGCTAGCCCAGTGGGATTTGCTCGCTCAGTTAAGAAGTACCGATACGACGTACAGGCTGCGTTTTATTCTGACGGTTATGAGCAAAGCACTGGCAAGACCTGTAACGGCTTTATGTTTATCGCAGTCGAGAAAGCACCGCCCTATTTGGTGGCCGTTTACTTTGTCGGTAGCGAGGATTTGAACAACGCACGCCAGCGCTATCGTGAAAACTTGCTGTCGTATAAACAGAGCAAGCAAACTGGAATCTGGCACGGGTATAGCGAAATCGTAACTAAGGTAAATTTATGAATCCACAGGAAAAAGCCGAGGAACTAATACGGAAATATTATCGATGGGGATTGCACAAAGATGGTCAATCATTAAGTTGGTTGGAGTCTAAAGAATGCGCATTGATTACAGTTGATGAGATAATGCAAAATGTGTACGATGACCGTGCAACTATTGGAAGGCTAAATTTAACCGATAAAGAATTCTGGCAAGAAGTAAAAAAAGAAATTGAAAAACTATGACCCCACAGGAAAAAGCCGAGGAACTAGTCGACAAATTCACCGTGGTTGGCCTGCAACAAAGAAACGAAGGCCTTGCCTGCGCATTGATTTGCGTCGATGAGATTATAGAAAACTACGACACAACCCTAGCCTTTTGGCAGGAGGTAAAAAAAGAAATTGAAAATTTATGAGCACAGAAATAACAGAAACAAACCCAGCGCCACTATCTAGCTTTGAACTGGCACAACGCCAAGCAAAAGCCCTGAGCGCCTCCGACCTAGTACCGCAACAATACAAAGGCAACGTAGCCAATACTTTGGTTGCCTTGGAAATTGCAAACCGCATAGGCGCTAGCCCGCTTATGGTAATGCAAAACCTCCACATCATTCACGGCCGCCCGAGTTGGTCTAGCACTTTCGTGATTGCTGCAATTAACGGCTGCGGAAAGTTCACCGCCTTGCGCTTTGTGGGTGATCTCGATAAAGGGATTAAAGCCGTTGCAACTGAAAAGGCCACAGGCGAAACCGTAGAAGGCCCAACCGTTACTATGGCGATGGCAAACGCTGAAGGGTGGGTAAGCAAAGCAGGCAGCAAATGGAAAACAATGCCCGAGCTAATGATGCGATACAGGGCCGCCGCTTTCTTTGGCCGCCTGTACGCCCCCGAAATTACTATGGGAATGCACAGCGTTGAGGAGGTTGTAGATATTCAACACGAGGAGCCCGCAGGGGTTGCAGCGCTCAACGCTAAGCTGACTACCCCAACGCCTGCACTAAATCCTTAGATTCAATGAGCGTATAAGTAAAGCGGTTGCCGTGAATGGTGGCCGCTTTTTTTGCTAGTGCCATAAACTCGTTGAAATCTGCAACGCGTTTGAACACTTGGCAGCCGTGGCTCCAGTCATCGACGCGGGCAGAATCCACCCCCGCCTTATGGATATTGATTCCAAACACGCCCGTTTCGGTTTTATCTTCCTGATAAATCCCATCCTTGGTAAAGTCGCGGTACACAGTCACAGGGGCGCATTGTTTTAGCGCCTCGTATTTTCCTTGGTGCAATCCAATGGCGTGACTACCTCGGTATTGGTTTGGTACAAGTCGCGCAGTGCCGCCGCCGTTATCGGTTGTGGCAGCCCACTCCTTTACTACCCAACTATCGCCCACCTTGTAAGCACATACTAGCTTATCGTCAAAAGCGTTGGTCACTTTCTTACCAGTGGCCGAGTTGCGAATCCCAATAATATTAAGATTGTACTCGCCTGTTTCAAAGAAGGCATATTTTTTAGCGGCCATTGTAGCACGCAGAATGTGAATATTCATAATATCAAAGTTAATAAAAAGACGGCTGCAATCGTATAGGTTGTACGGCGCAGGCGGTTGTATCGTTTGTCGCGTTTCTGCAACTCATCCAGTAGCTTGGCCTGTATCTTATCCTGCTGAGCAATTACCTCCGCATCAATCTTTAACTGCTCTCTGCACAGTGCCAGATTTTCGCGAGCCTCAGCCCCCTTAATCAGATAGTAATTATTTGCCGAGAGAGTCGAGCTGTCGGTGCATTGCGATAAGGCGCAATGTGGTGCTGCAAGAAGTATCACCAGAAAGAGCAATATAGAGCGTGTCATATTTTTGATTAATTACTAGTTGAGTATCGTGGATGGCCTTGTACTTTAGGCGAATTTGGTAGAGGGTATCTAAATCTTTTTCAACTATCCTAATAGCAGGGCCGTGCACTACCCGCTCGGTTTTTGGTACGGCAAACTCGACGTACATCATACCACCCACAAAAAGCAGCACAAAAAGCAGAACTGTCAAACTGCCTTTACTCATCTTTTGGCTTGCCGCTGAACTTATCTACTGAGGTGAAGCCGAGGGTTAAAATGGTAACCCACTCAACAGCTGCAACTAGTTCCGCACTGGGTGCAATCTCCTGCGGGCTCATTGAGTTGTGTGCCATCGTGCCAAACAGAACAAACGCCCCGATAATTCCAACGAAACGCTTGCTAGATAGTTGGCCGTTGTCGCCTTTAAAAATTTCTAATAGTTTTTTCATCGCCCTTGTCCTCTGTATTTTTTGAGTGGTTTGTTATTCTTTGAATGTACGCCCTTGTTTTTACGCTTGGGCTTTGGTTGCCATAAGGCGGTTGCTTTGGTGGTCTTTGCCTTTGCCATTACTTATAAATATAAAGCCTAAACCAGTTAAAATCTTCAGTACCGCCGTTCTTTTGATACTCCAAAAATGCGTCAAAGATTGGCCCTGCATTCTTACCCTCGTCCACAACCATAGCCGTATCAATTCCTGCGGTGATCATCTTAGCGACAAACACTTCCTGCACCTGCTCCAACGCAACAACTTGCGCCTCTGCCTCAACAACCGCCTCAACTAGCTTGGCCTTTTCTTCTGCCTTTTCCTCTACCAACGCCTCGCTAACCTCGTGCGCTGCTTGAGTTGCTTGTCCAACTACCTTAGTATTCTGCTGAATCTTTTTGAGAAGTTGTTCCATCTCATTGGTAGGTGGTTGCTCGGTTGCCCAAGATTCTGTAAACAGGTATCCACCAACAAAAGCCAAAGCAAAAATCACAAGCAATCTCATAACTTCTTCATTGAATTAATGATTCTCAATTCAGTTATGGCTGCCGACAATGCAGAATCTGCCGTCTTTAATGCTCTGTACGCTTGCTTTTGCTCTGCTCTAAGTACTGCCATCTCTTTACGGCATTCGTCAATCTGCGTCTGATTGTTCGCACGCAAGTCCATATAAAGATAACTAACAGCCAGCAACATACAAAAAGCCACGGCAGCAACAGGGTTTTTACGAAATTGGTCAAACGAAACAGGAAGCGGATTCGCATTAGGGGTTTTCTTTGGGGCAGTCATTATTCGGGGATATTGCAGTAAGGTGATGACGGATTGAATTCACAAAAACGGGCAAGGTAAAGCGACTCACACCCACTAAAAGTATGAACGCCAATAGGATTTGGGAACACCTCTTTTGTGCTGAATGATTCCAAAGGTTCATCGTTCCAAAAAATGTCAACGGCATAGAGTGGGGAAAGGTCGGTGCAGTTACCTTCGTTGTCTGTTGCTAAGCAGATTTGCCCGATTTCGTGTACTGCACAATTTGTGTAAGTTACCGAACCCTCAACCGTTGTGGATATTTGGGCTTGGTATGTTAGCCATTCGGCTAATGATTGGAATTCGTATTTTGCGAAGGTCATAAGGTGGTAAGGGTTGTGCAATCGGTATCCGATAGCGGTGAGGGATAGAGTGCCATTGCTTGAATGAAGAAAGGAACATCGGCAATGCTTGCATTAAGGAATTCCATTGCGGTGGGCGTAAATGATGTCGCAGTCACGACCTTTGTACCATTGGCAAAAATGTCTGCGGTTGTTCCGTTCCACTTGATAGCCAATTTTGTTGTGTTTGTAGTTGTCAAATACAGGAATGTTTGTGTTCCCGCAACTTGTTTTTGAATGGACAACCTATCCCCCGCAGTACCTCGTTGACGAATAGAAAAACCGTTTGTTATTCCACCACTTGCAGAATCAATAAACAAACCAAATGCGGCTGCATCTCTTGTATATCCAATGTTATTCCTCAACTCCACAAACCAAGTACCCCCACTTGATGTAATCAAACCATTGGTGTAGATGTTATTGCGACTGAATGAATCCGCAATACGGGTGGCTGATGCGGTGGTTGTTGGGATTATGGTTGTGGCGTATGCGCCAAGTTCGAGTTGTGCGCCCCATAGGTAAATGGAACTTGTGCCGTTTCCTGTGTAACTTATTCTTCCCGTTGTAGTCAAACCCGTAGAAGCATTGGATAAAGCCACATAAATATAAGTAGTGGAATTTAATGCAGCAGTAAACGAAATTCTATTCCATCCGTTTCCAACACTTGTAACGCTTGTGGATGTAAAACCGCTTCCAAAAGTTTGTGTAACACTTACACTTTGTAAATCAACAATGATGCCCGATGTATAAGAACCCGTTCCCGAATTGAAAGAAAGGTTTACATATCTTCTGCCGTTGTCTTTTGCGTAAATAGTATAAGTGTAAGTCCCGTTCGTTAAATTAATTCCCGCATTATTTCTAAATCCGTGAATTCCAAGATTTAAATCTTCGGTCAATTTAGTTGCCGTTGTCGTTCCATCAGGTGCGGTTGCATTATTTGCCGTTGCGGTTGATTGCTCAACAGTCCACGCAGCATTGGAAAAATCTTGGCTATAAAGCATTGTATTCGTCCTCTGCGGCTCCAACAACAACGCAGGACAACTGCCGTACATATAGGATAGACGAGGTACACCCGAACCCATTGATTCCAACAATCCCGAACTATTTGTTCGTAGTGCCGTGCTCGCCCGTGTCCAAGTTAAATCACCGTTTCCGTTGGTGGGGATTTCGGCATATGCTTTGCCCGACTTGTATCCCGAGGGAATGAGCAACAACGATGCAGTCAATAGCAACCCACTAACCGCATCCACGCAAGTACCCGCCTCAGTTACTCCACCATCGGCAATAACCCGACTCTGATAAGCACCAAAAATCCCTTGAGCATAATTGGAACGGTTTATCCCAACGCCCAACCCTATGCCCATTCTGCGCATTAGTAACCGATTACGCTGCCTGACGAAGTTACAAAGCCAGTAATCTTGTTACCCTTACCGGCGGGCAAAAATGCGCCCTGTTTAAAAGTAACGCCCGACATACCGCGCGCACTAAGCACATTGGTTGCCGTGCCGTTTTCCGCCGTAACGGTGAACGATGTAAATACTGTATCTTCTTGGGGTATTACTGCGTCGTAACTTACTGAGGTAACTGTTGCCGCCCCGTGTCTTACAAAACCCTGAGAGCCTGCGATAATGTCTGCGCTTGCTTGTGCCATAGTACCCGCAATTTACCCAATAACGCGAGTAACATTTGCAACAAATTAAATAATCCACCATTGGGCGCCGTCGCAAATGATTGTAACGGTTTCATACTGCTGGTTTAATACTTTTGTCGTACCGCCATCAATATCGGCACCGCCTCCAGTGATCACCACGGTGTGGGGGTTAGTCAACTTTTTAAAGTAGTATTTCTTTCCCTTGCTTTGTGTTGGATCGGGCAAATCGACGTTTACAGTCCCGCCAGAAGTATCGCAGAGAATAAGCTCATAGCCGTTGGTTATTGTGTGGCTGCCTGCTGTGTAGGTGACAGGCGAATTGTGCTCCTGAAGGTGCCAAACCATCTGCTCATCGGCGTAATTGTACTGCACCATTACCTCATAACGAGTATTTTCAGTAGGGAATGAAGTCGGAGAGCCCTCTACATTGTTTACCAACTCCGAAAGCATCAAAGCAGGTACACGCTGAACTGAATCATTCAAACGCCCTATTTGCTCATCGTGATAGTTGACTCTATCCTTTAAACCGCCGCCAAGCTTTAAGCCTTCGCCTGAAGAAGTCAAGCCAGTATACACAGGCACCAACCCAACCCACTCGCCTGCCCATTGCTCAGAGCGTGCAGTATAAACCGCCCCGTTAAATAGCCACTTATAGTCATCAAAATAAAGCGATTTAATAGCGGTCAAAGTTCCCGCATCAATCCAAGTGCCCTGAATTGTTGGTACAAAATCTTTATACAGGCCTGCAATTCCCTGCCCGAGCATTTCGGTGGGTGATCCGTGGCTTGTGGAATCCCATCCACCATACCAATCGTCTGCAATTACATCGGTAGTACCATTGTAGGCTAGAATATTACCTGTCGCGTATTTGTTTGAAGAATAGTAATATTTTGGCTCGATAATTATAGGCGTCGAATTTACGCTGCTTGTAGTATCTGGCGTATAAACCTCGGTAATGTTAAACGTAAAATCAGGGTTTTGGTAGGGGGAAGCGTCGGCAAAGGCAATCTGCACAGAGCCCCAATAATCTTTGTCAAATGTCGCAGGCGTGCCTAACTTTTTGCCTAAGATATTAAATCTGTCCTTATAAGCTACAACCCGAGTAACTCCAATATTCAAAGTATCGTAGCCAGCGGGTGCAGTACTAAGTTGCTTATCAAAAACAAATGATGTCCAAGTGGTCGATTGTGTATCTGTTTTAATTATTTCCTCTCTTACTGGAATCGCGCCAGTGTGCGAAACCCAGTAGAAATTGGTGTTATCCAATATCTTAATATTACCCGAGCTATCTGTCAGCCAGATTTGTATCTCGACTTTAGTACCATCCTCTGGCCCTGTTGTAGTTCCTGTGAAAATATGACGCTGAAACTTTATCGCAAATCTTACTCTTAGCGGTGCCTCGTCTGGATTAGTGCCCGTTGGTATACCTGTGAACGCACCCCCAAAATTGGTATTGCTTTTGTTTTGGTAAGTCCGATACACGCCTGTGTTCATCGTGCGCTCGGTGTCAACTTGCACATATTTGGCAGCCGCTTGGTAAGTGAGCGACGGCTTTGCCATCCATTGCGGGCGCACATCGTTGCCCAACTGCACTGTATGGGTGTAGGTGCCCGTTCCAATATACTGCAAGGTATAACTGTACTGGCGATAGGCTACCGTTGTATCTAAATACTCAGCAGCCGAAACAAGCCAATATTTTCCAAGTTCGTGTATAAATCGAGCCTGTAGAATTTCGCAAACTTGCTCAAGTGCTTGTTTGCAATCTACCATATTTTCGCTGGCATACTGAAAAGCGTTCACATCGCTTGCGGTAATATCCTTAAACGCGTCGTAATCGCTCACAAACGTATTTAAATCGACTTTGAGCAAATCAATGCCCTTGCGACTTGCATCACTTGAGTAAGGGCTTACAGCGTCTCTAAAATAGTCCGTATTTGTGCCAGCTACAACCCAGTAATCTTTTAGGCCGAGTTCGTCCAATGATTTGCGAAACAACTGCGAAACTGTTATTTTGCCATCGGCAAACCAGTCGCTACTCACTTTGTAACCTCTTAGCAATTCCAAACCATCCACCGCAGCCAACGAAATAACTGGCTTGCTCTCGATTGATTCGCGTAAAAAAGTCATTTGGTCGGCAACAACTCGGCCAACGTGCTGCAATACCGAATCTTTGTAAATCAATACCGCCCAATACTGCTCGGAGTTTGTGGCAAGGGCTTGGAATTCGCCCATAATAGTATCGGAGGGAATTAACCAGTAGGAAGTTGACCGAGAAGCTCGAATAGGATTTGTGTAAAATGTATCCCCCTCCCCATCGCGTTCTATTTGGTACCCATTGCCCGCAAGTTTTAACTCTGTGCCTCCAGTTCCCGAGCCGCTAGGCGCGTCCCATATTTCAACTTTATGAAGTATCCCAGTAACCGAATAAAAAGAGCCGTAGTATTTGCGTGCCATATTGCGAAATTAACCCCTTTTGCTGTCTTTATTGTAACGCTCCAGCACAATAGCCAAATCTCGCCCTGTAATTGTTGTAGATGCCACGTAACCGCTTTGGCTTCCAGTGTTGAGCATTCCCTGCAATTTATCCAAAGGCGCGATAACTTCAGGGTTACTCCTTGCGTTGGGATATTCCCCCATAAGTCCAAGCGTCGGCCCTGAAACAATACCACCCTCAGCAAAGGCTGTAACCTCTGGGCCTTCTTTCAAACTATTGCGCACAATCTGAGCACCTGCAACCAAGGCCACACCAGCGGCAGCGGCAGCCAGCGGGTTAGTTAAAATTAATTTCTGGAACGCCTCAGAAGCGATAGCCGTAGCAATCAAAGCCTTACCGAGTGAATCCATAAATGAGGCAATAGCCCCCAGCATATTTTTACCGAAGTTTTTGCCCGCGTCTTGCTCTCCAGATACTAGATCACCGATAAACTGGCCGAAACTTACAGCGGCTTCAGATTGCAAAGTGGCAAAGGCAGCGTTTAATTTGTCAAGTGCTTGTTTTTGCTTTTCAGCTAGTTTTAAAGTTTTTTCGGTTGCAGCCTCCATTTCGGCTACGTGAATATCCCAAGCATACCCAGAACGCTTTGACATTTCTTCAACGGCTGTGGGTATTTTGCCAATTTCGGTGGTGATTATATCTGGACCGCCTTTAAATATTTCTGGAACCTCTTCTGCGTTTGGGAAAGTAAATGTTACTTCATTCACATTGGATAATTCTTCATCCAATTTTTGAATCTCCTCCAATACCGTTGTTGGAACTATGTCGCCAGGGGACAAATAATTTTCCAAGTTTTTATTTGCAGTATTCCGCAAATTGAACAGCTCTAATTCTTTAGCCGTTAAATCCTTAATAGCTTTTTCATATTCTGCAGCATCTTTTGCGCCCTGCTTAACTCCCTTGTTGTAGTTTGTCTGCGCAGTATTTGCAGCGTCTACATTTGGCGTTAATTGAGCAACGGCAGCCGAGGCGTTTTGCAGTGCAGTTTTGTACAAATTTATTTGAGCGTCCGCTTCTGCCAGAGCGGCATTACTTTCTCGAGTTCTTTGCACTTGTAAACCCATATAGAACAAATTATCTACAAGGGTTGCACCTAAACCTTCGCGTGCATCTTTTTGCGCTTCGATTTTGCCCAGTTCAATCTCGGCAATTTTCGCAGCGGCCTTGTCAACTATCGCTTTCTGAATTGATAAGTTTATAGAGTCCTGAACTCTGGCATTCAACTGCCTCAATCCTGAAGCGGTTTTTATATTCAAATCGTCAACGGCGATGCCCGCCTCTTTTAATGCAAGCAGGGCGCCCTTGCGTTCTTTTTCGCTTTTTGTGGTGTCGTTAACAATCGCCAAATAAGCGTTTAAACTTACTGCGTTGGCTCTTGCGTTGCTGGTTGCATCGCGTAGTTCCTTGTTAACTTCAGCCTGTAATCTTGCAAACTTCTCGGCCTCTGTTTCAGCCGATGCAATCGCCACAGCTATGGCAGTAATGGCGGCAGCAGCAACCAGATAAGGGTTTGCCTTAATCCAGTTACCCACATCCTTAGCAGCATTGCCCAAACCTCCAAACTCCTTAGACAAATCTCGCACCTGCATAGCAGCAGCAGAAAAGTTAAGGGCGGCGTTCGTAGCCATCAAAGCGTTGCGCAACTCCTTGTTATCGTCTGCAACTATCGCCATAATTGACGACACAGAACTAAACGACGTAGCCAATCCGTTCAAACTTGCACGAGTTGCCCCGTTTACAGTTTTCTGCTCTCGGCTTGCTTTGTTTGCCTCGGCTGTGGCTTTGGCCAGTTGCTTCTCTTGTTCAATCTCTTTTTTAAGCTCAGCTTCAAGCACTTGCTTTTCAGCAACCAAATCCGCAATACCCAATTTTTGCCCAGCAATGGCAGCTTTTACGGCGTCGATTTCTTTTCTCAGCGCTCTCTGTCCTTTAATGTCGGTAGCGCTCATAGCGGCGCTCTTATCTCTAAGGCTTTGCAGTTGCTTTTGATATTCTAGAGTTATTGCCTTCTGATCGTTAATCGCTTGGCTTACCTCTTTAATCGCATCGCGGACGCTCATATTACCCAAAGCGCTTGCAATAGCTTCGCCTGCCTTCTGGCTGGTTTCGGCCATTCTTTTGGCGCCTTGTTCGACTGTGTCGGCCGCTTTGGCTATATTCTTATTAAGGCCAGAGGTATCGGCGCTCAGGGCTATGTTTATACTGCTTTGCGTTGCCATTATCTAGTGTAGTTAATAATAAAGTCCATCCCAATAGTAGAAAGCCCTGCAAACCCAGCGTTATCTTCTGCCAAATGCACCTCGCCATCGTACTCAATAACCTGCACCTTAACACCGTTAAAAGTGTTGGGGGTTGCAACCTCCATCGCATTGCGCACCAAGTTACCCACCTCAATAGCAGAGGCGTAGGTTTTGGCTACAATCATTACCTGTATACGAGTAAAGTCAGATTTTGAGGCGCTGCTTTTGCTCATATTACCGCGGTTACTAACAACCTGATAAGCGAGCGCAGGGAGGGCGCTTTTTTCTGGGATTCTCAGCGGGTTAATCCTATTGCTCACAACCGCAGTAAGTGCTGCGTTGTTGCTGAGTATGTTGTAAATTGCGGTTACGGCTTTCACGCTTGCGGGGGTGGGGTTAATTTGTTAAATATGTGTCTGTACTTTTCGATTACCTCCTGCACATTCTCAGCCTGCTCAACTTCCCACGGAAAGCTAATCAGTTTCTGCGGTGCAATCGGTTTCTTTAGATGCGGTGCTATCATTGTGGCGGCCATCCAGCGGCTGAGTTCCCATTGGTTGCGATACTGTTGAGTTTGGGCTTTTCTCATTCCGTGCAACCTTATCCTAAAATAATAAGGCGTGCAGTTAGCGAAATCTTCCTCACTCATAAGCATCTCGCCAAAGCCTATTTGCTTAAGGCGGTCAAAGGTCAAGGGCTCAGCTTTGCCGCCTGTTACTTTCCCTCCACTGGAGCCACATCGTCAGCGGGTTTAAAAAACTCCTCAACTGCTTTTGTAAATCCAATGATTGCGGGCTCAAGTTCAGCAAAAGCGCTAACCTGATCGCCCAAAGCCTCAGCAGAAACAAAGGGGCACTTTTCGCCCTGCTTTCTGTAGCCTCCAGCAATCCCTGCGAAGGCGCACGCTCTGCCAAATTTCAACGAGTTGCCTGCCGTCTTGGTGCTCATAACAG